CTCTTGGTTTAGAATCCTCTCAACGCTCGAGCTGGATGTCTAGTCTCCCGTAAGGTTTCTGGGGAGATGTTGTACTGCATAATAAGATGAGGATAAAGACTGTTAAGGTCAAAAGAGACCACCCAATCATACTTTCCTGGTTTCGGTTCCTTGACATACGCCCCCGCATACTTTTCATTCTTTTGAGATCTATTCTTGGGAGGAATAACTATGTTCCTCTTTTTCAAATAGTTATAAATTATGGTGTCCCACATCCGCACCTGATAGAACACATCACTATAATTCACCTTGGCTTCATATGCCATAGTGAGAGCAAGTTCAATCAACTTCATCTTGCTTTCCAAACGGTCCACAAGTTCAACGTCAATTATATTATACTCAATAAATTTCTGCCACCCTTGTGTGTAGAAATCCTTAAAGGTTTCAAACTCAGAGTGGTCTAACTTCTGCTGACCTAACTCAACCTTTGCAATATAATCCAATCTATAAGACTCTTGTGCCTTATAAGTAAACTTCTTATAGAGATCTAGATAATCTAGTTGAGTCACACCCCCCACATCATATGTGATATGAGTTCTACCCATAATATGAACTTCACCTTCACTTACAAGACCCCAAGGTGAAAATCTCTTCATCAACTTCTCACCAAGAACTCTATCGAGTCTCCTGCAAATATAAGGTATGTCGAATAATTGTATGTTCCATCCAGTAATCACATCAGGAACATCCTGCATCCAATAGTTTATGAATGAGGTAAGTAGTTCGTACTCCGTAGGGCAATGATAATACGTTACATCCTTCCGATCATTCTTAAAGGGTTTACTTCCCCAAGTAACGATCTGCTTAGTTGTGTAATCTTGTATTGTGATTGCCAGAATCTCTTCGACGCACGACTCCACATCAGGGAAACCTTGCTCAGACGTAGTTTCAATATCCAAAGTAACAAGCTTAATTTTAGATATGTCAAACTTGATTTCATCCTCTGGGTATTTCTCTGAAATATATTGGTAAATATACCTGTCATTCCCATAAATCTCAAATCCCTCAATATCCTCATACTTCTTATAGAAGTCACGACAATCTCGTACCGATCCTGGATTAATTGCTTCAACGCTTTCTCCACTCAACGTTTTATATTTAGTCTTTATATTCTTTTTAGATTTAACAAATAGAGTCGGAAAGAACTCATCACGATGTTCATACCTTCTACCATTTTCAACTCCACGAACCAAAAACTGGTTTCCGATTAGTTGAACATTGGTGTAGAATTTCATTCTAAAAGATCTAAGTACTTTTCAAGGATAGTGGGAGATGGTTCTGCCAATGTAATTATTTTATCAGATCCCATCATAAATGTAGTATCCCTTGTGACACTTGTTAAAAAGGGCTCCAAAACTGTCTGACCTGATTCAGTATTAATAACAAATGGGTTGATAAGTTTACAATCAGGTTCTCCAATATCAGCAGAACCTACTTCTTCAATCTCCGCTATTAGATACTGATGATTTGTCAGTGCTAGTACTTTTATTATCTTGTCGGCCATAGTTTAATACATCCTCCAAATACATGTTCTTTAGTTTATCTATGGGTTCTACCAATGTAATTAACCAATCGGCAGTCATTGGTATAGTCTCATCTTTTGCCAGAGGCATCCATGGAAAAAGAGTAACTTCTAATCCTGCTTTCTGAGGTCCTTTATCCTCTACTATACCATCGGGATTTTTCATCCTCACAATACAAGGTTTCTTTAAAAAATATCCCACAACTCTTTTTGGTCTATCTATATCGCCTTCTGTACCAGATGTCATTTCACTTATATCAGCAATGACATCTTCTCCGGATTTGAGTAGTAATAACTTAACTGTCATCTTGCTTTGATTAATAGTAGGGTGGGAGGTTGGATTCATGTTTACCAACAAGTAAGGGGCATTGCTACATTGAGTAGATTTTTACCTTACTATCTGAGACCCGACTGGTAGGTCGATTCTGACATTCCTGCCAGCAGCACCACCTGTGTCTCATCACCTTAACTAGCCTTATGCCAGCAAGTTTATTCAGTCACTCCCGTGTCAGTCCCGTCGAACCAACAAATATATTATTGCATAAAAAAAGGAGGGTGTCAACCCCTCCTATCCATCTCGAACTCATCTCTATTTAGAGATACTCCTTACGAGCATGATGTTCAGGAACTATTTTACCTAGTTCTACAACCAGTAGTCCGTCATTGAATCCGACATTTCGTATTTCGGTATCATCTGAGAGTGTCCAGACCCTAGTGAAATTCCGTTGGGCAAGTCCTTTATGGACATATTCTCCCATATCTTTCGATTCTTCTTTTTTGCCTTCCACATATAGTTTTCCAAACTCCGTATAGACTGATACGTCATCTTTCGAGAACCCCGCAAGGGCGATCTCCAATCTCGATTCGACATTATTTACTTGAACAATATTATAAGGGGGATAGTTGGAAGAAGTTTCAAGATCCCAGAAACGATTTAAATAATCGTCCATTCCAATACTATTCTTACTAATCTTATCCAGTAAAGCTGGAAGATTTTCAGCATGATACCTTGCTAATGTTCCCATGATAGTAGCTCCTTATTAAGCGAGTGTTTAGTGTGTGTCCCTTACGGCGACACTACTAATTATACACGATCACTTAAAAAGCGTGGTGATGATTTCCGTCTTAATCGCTTCGGTTTCCTACCATGCATATGAGTAAGATAAAAATTTGTATAGTTAACGATCACCAAAAGTATTAATAATATAGTGTTAACCGTCATTCCTCTGGTGTTTTCCCCTTCTTCCCAATGTTATACTTCTGTTCCAAAATCCAATCTCCCTTGTCTTTATAAGAAAGAACTTTGATTTGATTGAGAGGAGCAATATCAGAAACAGATTCTGATTTTACTATTGCTATAAGACCCCAATCAGCAAGAAGGCGAGAAATACGATTCCGACGTTGAACATCATTAGAAGTAAGATTAGCATGTTTGCCATCAAGAGCAAACAGTTCCTTAAAATGAACAATATAATACCTACCTTGCTTATGCAAGATATGGCATGATTGATAAAGTTTCTTTTCCTTTCTTGATGCTACACCAATTCTTGTTAAAGTCTCACGGACTTTTAAAAAATCATCAGGTTCATTTAAGGTTACCTCTACCATTTGATCTTGCGACCATTTAACTTCTGGCTCCTGCGTAGAAGTAGTCATTTCATTCCTCCAGTTTCAAGTCGTTGTTTAATGTAACTAAGTTGTTCAGGGGTTAATATTTTCAAAGCAATTGATGCTTTTTCGTTACTATAACCATAGTATTGTTTGATGATTTCGAGGTCCGTGACTTTATCCTTACGGAGCCAGGGAGAAAATCTCTTCTTTTTCCTAAGTGTATTTAGATAAAAACTATATTGCATATCTTTATCAAGGAAAGAGTATTTATTCAGTTCATTGACATACATTATACAATCAAGATGAGCTGACAGAATTCTATTCATTAAATAAGGAACATAAGTTCTTATCTCCATTCCTTCTTCTTCAATTAAATTCTGCTTTGTAAAGGTAACAGAATTTAACCACTGCCTTAATCTATCCTGTCTTCTTTCTTTAGCATTCAATTTTGTCATAATTAAAAAGTAAAAGTTCCTTTCTTTCTTTTTGTTCTCTCATATACTCACCAACCGACCTCATGGTATATGTTAGATCAAACTCTGCTGCTTTCCATTTCGATTGAGTAAATCTATCTTTAACAAGTTGATCTGAATTATAACTGATAAGCATAGGAATGTCATGCTCATCACAGACGTTTGCAAACTCATCATGATTAAATCCCTTATGCATAGATCCACTCTTACCATAAAGATTATCTTTTATATCATAAGGAGGATCCAAATACATAAACAATCCATCATGAATATTTTCACGGAAACAATATTCATATGAATACTGATTTATATGCCACCCAGAAATTATTTCAGAATATCCTGGCAACTTCTCAATTCCTCTCATAGAAAAATTAGAAATAGAGGCTTGCTGTGAAAATGAAGATGACTCAGTAAGTCCAGAAAAACTACACTTGTTTACAATATAAAAGGCTGCGGCTCTTTCTATACAATCTAAACTCTTATCATTAATTCTACTTTTACATTCTAAAAAAAGTTCTTTTGCCGATACAGGATCTGAATGAGTTGATTTATAATCCTTTAATTTCTTTGTTAATTCATCCCCAAAAGTTTGTAATTGAACCCAAAAATTTATCAAGGGTTCATAAAGATCATTAACTGTAATCTTTAAATGAGGATACTTCTTTGTTACATGGAGTGCTACACTTCCTCCACCTAAAAATGGTTCCCTAAACTCCACATACTCACGAAGATCAGGAAAGTATGGATCCATCTTAGTACAAGCACGAGACTTGCCACCAGGATAACGAAGAGGAGTTTTCAAGGATTTCATTTCTTTTTAAAGATACCTAACTGAACTAATACAACCATAGTGATTGCAGTCCAAAATATAATATACCACATAATTTATTGTTTTGGTGTAGGACGTGGGTTGGTACGTCGATTAATAATAGAAATAAACTTATCAGCAGCAAAAGTACCTCCAAGACATACTTCTAGTTCATCCCCGTCCAACCAATTAGGCTCCCCATTCATTTTAGTATGGTTCATGGCCTCTTGAATTTTATCTATTACTTCTTGTGTTAATTTCATTACCAATCAGGATAGTGGTTTATATTTCCAATGTATTGATAGATTAAATCTAATCCAAATACAAAGGTCTCACCATTTTCATCTTGAAGATAAAAAGGCATAGTAGGATACATTCTCCGTGCAGTATAATATTGACTAACAACTGCACAGTCATCATCAATCCATCTTTCCTTTTCTAATTCTTCTTCCGTCATATTCTTTTTTCAAAGTCTTCTTGATATGAAGGAGTAACTCGTCTAGGAGGATGAGTAGGATGCCAAAGATTTCCATCTTCATTAATATACTCTATAGGATCATCAAATTGATGATCTTGTGGAGCCATCATAGGATGTCTGGGTGGTACTAACTCTACTATAATAGCATCCATGATACGATTGAATGATCTAGACATCTGACGATATCCTGATCCCACATATAACTGACCAGCAAATACTGATACAGTAGCAGCACCCCAGAACAGATAATAAAATCTGGACTTAACTTGTGCTCTCAATTTTTCTCTTTTCTTATTCATGCTGGATGTTCACATTGTTCAGTAAGTCTTGCACCAACAGGACCATCATCAGAATAAACTTCTAATTTATGGACTTTGATGGAATCCTTTTCAAATATTGTAACATCCACCTTACCATCTTTGCAAGAAATCTTTACAGTTCCATTACAAGACCACTCCTCAGGTTCATTAAAGAACTTATATACTGGATAAGGATCACGAGGTGGAGTAGATGCAACTACTCTATAATTGTCAGTCATTTTGGTAATTTACGATTAAAGTTCCAGTAGTCAAATTTCATATACAATTGGTATATACCACTCAAAGTTCTTTTAATAAACTCATCCAGATAAATGAGTACAATAAAAAAACAATCTTCTAAACTAGGTCTTTTCATTTTAACATATCCATTATACCATAAAAACTAATAATAGCCGACCCCATTCCACTAATAAGCAATATAATTCCTAAAAATCCAAAGCAGTCCAATCTAAATGGAGCATACTTTTTTTTCACTTAAATTCACATTCCACCATTATCTCTGTTAAACATGCAAGTAAATTTATTTCTTGGTCAGCAACGAATGCACTCTGATACTGATACTTCGCAATAGTAAGAACAGCAGGAGGGACGGAAGAAGGAACCAAGGAATTTGAAAGAGAATCGTAAATCCTACGTAATAACACAGCAGGATCATTGTCCAAGTTATTGACACACCATTTACGTACTTGCGGAAAATTCTTTTCTTTGAGGTTTTTAAGGAGATCATTTACTTTTACATCACTAAAATGGGCAAGTATACCAGTATCTATCTTACCACCAACTGAGTATCTTTGACACTCATTAAGAACTCTTCTCCAATCAGGAAAATGTTTGTTAATTAATTCTGCTAGGACTTTCTTATCTGCTTCTATTCTTTCTTGTTCTAAAATAGATACTAATCTTCCGAAGAATTTTGCTGCAATTTCTTGTTTATACTTTCCCTGAATACCAAACTCAACCACAGCACATCTCGAATGCAGGGGTTCAATGATTTTATTTTTATAATTGCAAGTGAAAATGAATCGGCAGTTGTTGGAGAACTCCTCAATACTCGCTCTAAGAAGGAGTTGTACGTCGGGAGTGGTATTGTCTGCTTCATCGATGATGATGACTTTATGCTTCGACTCGCTGCTAAGAGAGACGGTAGATGCGAAGTTCTTTGCGTTGTTCCGAACAGTGTCAAGAAACCTGCCTTCATCCGATCCATTAATGACATAAACATCAACCCCCAATTCTGCACAAAGGGCCTTAGCAACTGTTGTCTTCCCACATCCTGCGGGACCAGCAAGAAGTAGATTAGGCACTTCACCTTTATCTAGGAAATCAAGAAAGGTCTTCTTGGTTTGTTCTGGTAAAATACATTCTTCAATAGTTTTGGGTCTGTATTTTTCAACCCACAAAAATTCATCTCTCATAAGTCATTCCAATGACGGATTACTCCGCTAATAATAAAACAGTTAGTAATAAGATAAGAAAAGAATATAAAAGTCCGTACCAAAACAATGTGATTGTCGTATCGTTTAGTTCTTGAATCCTCGAAACTACCCAACGCATACTTCCATATCCTCCACAATCTAACCATTAACCAAAAGTAGAATCAGGTTCAAGTGCAATATAATAAGTGAGATCATAATTCTTAGCAGTAAATCTAGATAGAAGTTTCTGTGATACAACAACCTCATAAGTTCCAGGAAGAATCTTAAGATTTTCTACTTTAAAATTAAAAGTAAATGTAGATGATGTTTCTCCCACTGCGATAGCAAAACTATTAGAAGTATCATTCTTCTTATCTCTTACCAACAGTTTAACAGCACCATTCTCTCCAACCACCGAGAGATCAGGAAGTTGATATATCCCTGCTGCTTTAAGCAATTTATCCAACTGTTGTGTGCTTAAATCAAAAGTAACATCCTCACTAGGTAACTCAATTGCTTTATCTGGTGGCGTAATAATAACATTAGGATCAGCAAAGAAATACTTTGATCTCATCTTTCCTTCTTTAATCACCACATGATTATCATTAGAAAAATCAAATTCAGGTATACTTGGTTTATGCAGTTCTATTCCATTAATAAACTGACTCAAATCATAGATACCAAAATCCTTTGGCAAATCTTCACTAATAGTTGCCTCTGCTAAAATATTCTTGAACACTGAAATAGTGCGAAGTCTATTACCTGCTTTAAAAAGAATAGACTGATTAATCTCTTTAAAGTTCTTTAATAGATTAATTGTAGTATCAGAAAGTTTCATAACGAGTGTTAGTATAATCAGGTTCTTTAGTGTTGCCACTGAAGTAATAAAGGAGTAAGCAATAATGCATTGCCTTTAGTATATCTTGTTTAGCAGATCCCTTCTTATCATAGCGACTCAAATACTTAATTGCATTAGAGCGACAGAATGATTCTGCATCACCTACAGAGTGAATAAGATCAAGAGTCTGGGTATCAGAATTGTTATTTGTATAATGTCCTGTATAAGTGGAAGTGACATAACTTTTAAGATCCGCAATACCTTTATCTTCTTGATATTTGTGAGTAGATGGATTCTTTAAATCTGGTTTTGGTTTTGTACCACTACCCATACTATCAACTAGTGTATCCACTTGATCACCATAAGTATCGATACCAGAAGTCAAATCCAATGAACTGGCATAATACTTTGGATCATCAAACTGTGTACCCGAATAACCAGTATTAATATAAATATGATCCTCACCAGCTCCACCAGGAAGATGAGTGCCTAAATTAATAGTATCAGTATCAACATTTCCTGTAGGTAGTGTTACACCATCCATACTTGCAAACATATCATCATCAAATGAACTGCAAGTACTAGGATCAACTGCATAAGGTACATCAGTTGTAAAAGTGAAGGTATCCGTAGTATTACCAGTACTTACAATAGGATCCCACTCATCACTCTCTATTGGAGTAATTATATTATCCCCACCTGTGATTGTTATCTCATCATTCTTATCAGTCATAGCATCCTCCTTAATTGGATAAGTCTTGTCCATAGTGCCATTAAGTTCTTCATACAATAAACTCCATGCATTAATCATACCTTAAATCTCCTCATTTGGCAACTCAAAGTCTGCATCAACTTTATCATAGAGTTCTAAAAATGCTTGCTTAGTATCATCATCAAATCGGTTCACACAAACTTGAATTGCTTTGGCCTTATTATTAAAAATGCTAAAAGCACGAACAATATGAACCAAACGACGAGTACTAATGATCTCTTCAATTCCTCCATCATAAAAAGTCTTACGAATAATATCACCCCAATCTACCAATCTCTTCACAAAATCCGTATCTGTTACACCTAATTGAGAAGCAACTCCACCCAGAATCCTTTGTTCTATTTTAGGTGATGGATAATCCTGTTCAAAGGTTACAGGAAATCTTTCTAAGAAGGCTTCATTGAGCACGTTAGTTCCTATAAATCTTCCGTCGTCTGAACCTTTACCTTTTGTATTAGCAGTAGCAACCACATTAAATCCCTTCGCAGGAGAAACAAACCTACCAACCTTTTTAAGGAAGATACCATTACCTTCAAGGATAGGTTGTAAGCAAAGAATCTTATTAGATGCTAAATCTATTTCATCTAAAAGGAGGACAGCTCCCCTTTCCAAAGCTTCGATGACAGGTCCGTTATGCCAAACAGTGTTGCCATCAATAAGACGAAACCCACCAATAAGATCGTCTTCATCAGTTTCGATTGTGATGTTGACACGTATTAATTCTCTTCCTAGTTGAGCACACGCTTGTTCGACACCAAACGTTTTACCATTACCAGAAAGTCCAGTTATAAATGTAGGATAAAACTGTTTTGTTTTAAGGATGGTCTTTATGTCACTAAAATGACCAAACTTAACAAAGGTATCATCCTGTTCAGGGACTAAATTTTGTTGTATCTGAGGTGCAGCCGCAGGAGCACTAAACGACTTTTCAATATTTTCAACTGCTTTCGTTGTTACTTCCAAATTCCACTTACCTCTTCCCACATTAAACTCTTTGAGTTTCTTTGTGACGGTTTGATAAGCAATATCATTCATTGCACAAAATCCACGGACATCCGCAGCAGTAAACTCTGTTCCATAGGATTCTCTTAAACCCTTAAGGATTTCTTCACGAGTCATTTTAATTTCAAACATAATGTGGGTTTCGTTTCAATGACCTTATTATAAAGTACATAGAGACGATTTATTTATCCCAGTGGACACTTATTTTATTGGTTGTATTTTTTTATACTCTCTTCCCATTCCTTCATAGATGAAGAACAATCAGGAGGTTCAGGATCCTTATACCCTTTCATCTTCTTCCATTTATTATGCAATGCACCCATCATCCAAGATTGAGAAAGACTCTTAGGACCATTCTCCAAGAGTTCTAACTCATACTTGCTAGAAGTATACCCTTTGTACTCTTCTCTCCAATTGGAATCATCATAATTTTTGTTCATAGGTAAATGTCTTTCCTTTAATTTTTGTATCACCTTCGGGTGAGGTTCTTCCAGGTTTCATTGTACCTGCTGTAAATCTTTTAACATTCTTACCAGCTTTTTTGCCGAGTCCACCTTTTCTAGTTGCCGATACTGTACCAGTTTTTTTGGTTTGTGTCAACACTGCATCTTGTCCGTACTTTTTACCAAGTGCTTTTACTGCTTTCTTAAACTTTCTCTTACCCTTTTTACCAGAAGTGACTACATGACTACGTTCTTTAACCTTTGTGGTTTTACCAGTCTCATCATCCTTCTCATCCCATCTTCCAGATACCTTAGTAGCACCTGGTAAACCCTTACCTTTTATATCACGATCTAATTGTTTTGCTCTTGCCTTATTTTCCTTAGAAGATTTGTCACCACGACTTCCTGAGATGATTGCCATCCCACCTTTATCTGACTTAGATTTAATTCTACTCAGACTACTTTCTTCTAGAAATTCCTTAAAGGTCTTCATTCCTCGATAGGTCCGTAATTAGGATCAACTTGTAAGAACATATTAGAATCAAAATCTGGATTCTCAGTTAAGAATTCATCCACATCAACCCACATCTCACACTTCTGACATACTGCAACAGGTTGAGTAGTTCCAGTTCTTCCAGAAGTTCCACAACTATATCCACCAATGCATCCCTGAACCTTACCATTCTTACATCTAAATGCAGAACCATCTCTTGTCCATTCAGGAAACTCCATTCCAGAAGCAAGAGAAGCAGCACTACCCAATGGTTTGGTTGACTCACCTCCCCCAAAAGTACCGATAAGTCCCCCACCAACTATTCCTACAGCCACCGCAATAGCCAGTTTAACCTTATTGTTCATTTTGTTAGTGTATCTGTCTTATTTATTCTTCTTCGTCTTCTACTATTGTTTTATAATACGCTAATTCTCTACGCAGAAACTTAACTTCTTTAAGAAGTTCTGCGTTCTCTTCTTCTAAAACCTCTATATGGTCTTGGTAAATGATTACGCTCATGTGATTATTTAATCATTTAAGATTTGCTTAATACGTTTTTCCTTCCAATCTCTATACATTCTACCATACATCATACCCTCATGTGACTTGATAGGATCTCCATTAAGAAGTTCCTTTTCTCTACTTGTCAAAATAACATCCATTGCCAAATACTGTTCTTCCCAATGAGGAATATCTTTAATATAATCTTTATTCATAATTAAAATTCAATAAATTCGCTTTGTGGTAATCCAAGTTCCTCCTCTGGTTCTGGTTCAAAAGGAAGTCTGTCAACTGCTTTTGGTAATCCCTGCTGACCAGGTAATTCCTCAGTAGGAGTTACACTAACATCAACTGTTTCTGGATCGATGAGTTTGGGTGCATCAATTCTTTTATAAGTTAGTTGTTGCACATCTTTATTAAGAATAATGAGTTCTTGTGCATGTTTTTCCCATCCACAATCACAATACTGCTCACCGTTCTCATCAAAGACTCTATAAAAGGGATACATCGTCATAATTAAACTACCAATGAGATAAATTCACCAAGAACTTTTTTATTAAGTTTCTTGGTCTTAAGAGATTTGACAAATGCTCTTTTGATTTGGGCTTTGGTAGCAGAATCATCAACATCAAACTCAGAATCCTGAGATAGTGCAGAAGAACTTAATCCAAAATAAGCATCGTACCCAGAGTTTTTGATATTAAAACTCTTATTTCTTTTCCAGTCATTCATTATTATATCATACTCTTTACTAATATTGTACCCATAATGCTCATTATGATAATAAAGTCTCATAAAACTCTTAGCATCTCTAGAAGCAAGAACACGTATACCAATGAAATTAGTTGCTGGAAATTTGTCTTTTAGATTTCTAATAAGAGCATCAGTAAACTCATGATAACCCCATCCAAGTCTATAAGTTCTACCTAACTTACGATCTCTAAGGAAACATCTGTCACCATTAGCTCTATTTCTTCCCATAAAAACATCATCTTCCCAAGAACGTTTAACCTCTGTATTATGAGGAAGTTGATGTGCTTCACCATCAGTTAATACGATACATTGAGTTTTCTCTACACCATTTTCTTTTTGGAATTTAGGAAGAATCTGGTGTAAAGAAACAAGTGCTTCATTTAGAGGAGTACCAGAAAGACATAAACGAGGCGGATAACGATAAAAAATCTGACCACGAGAACATGTAAAACTCTCCGCAATTCTCCAAATGTTTATCAGCTGTTGCTCTAAGGTTTTTCCATTAACTTTACTGGTGAGAAGATTCATTAAATTAAAATCTGTATCAACTACAAGAGAACCTTCTTTTTCTTCATAACACAACTTCGGTTCTGTATTTTCATACTCAGAGGAAGAATAATTATATTTTCTACCACTCCACTCATTAGTAAAAGCATAAACCTCAAATGGAATCTGTACTTTTTTACAGAACCAGATTAGATTATAAAGTTGTTTAAGAGTATCTTGAAGAACATACTGCATAGATCCCGACCAATCTAATATGAAGACTAGTCCATGATTCTTACCATCAGCAAGGGTAGTTACCTTCTTAAAGAGATCATCATTATATCTGTAAGAATAAAGATGTGATGTATCTAAAACACCAGTGCGACTAGTAGTGGCACGAGCATAACTAGATGCTGCCTTCTTACACTCAAACTCTTTTACCAAATAACTAACTTCTTTTTGTGCTTCTTTCTTAAACTTTCTATACTCTAAATCAACATTATTAAATAAAGTTTCTGGATACCAATCATTACTGCCATATGTTTCTTCACGTTCTTTCTTTGCTTTACTAAATTCAACTTCACTGACATCCCAGAATTTTTGGATATCATCATGCACTTCTTTATTAGAAGCAATTACAATATCTAAATTAACTTCAGGAACTTCTACATATACATTCTCTACACCATTAGTATTAACAAGATCCTTCAGTTTACTATCTAAGGAATCAAGTGTATGTACATCTAAATCATCTATAGTAGAACCAGTATTAACCATCCGATCATCGCTAGGAGAACTATCGCTCCTATCTTCCAAAGGAGCACTAGCATCAGTGTCAGGAACGGTAGGATCAAGATCAGTAGGAATACTAGTGCTGCTATCCCCAGAATCGTCACTATCGTTTTCAAAATCCAACTTAGCTTGATCGGCGTTTTCCAGAAACTCTTTCTGTTTCTCCTGCTCCTGCTTGCAGTAATTATATAACGCTTCTGCTGCTGCGATGGTTTCAATAAAGGTCTCGGCATTGGAAATTAAATCGATAATCTCCTTCTCAGGAGTTGAAAAAGGTATATTAAGGAACGAACCAATCTTGAAATATAGATTAGCCCGATCAGCAAGATTAAAATCATCAATATCTTCATCTTCTAAATCAAAGAAATCCTGATCGTGTAACTCATTATATCCGTTATAGAAACTTTTGGCAAGACCCATGTACTTACGCTTCATCAATTTCTCAATTCTTGCATCCTCACATACGTTTAAAAAATTATGAGGAATATGCTGAGGAGGATCCTCATTGGGGGTGAAGAGTGCATGTCCTACCTCATGACCAACAAGCATATCATATACTGCATTGCTTGCTTTTTCCCAAAGAGGAAGAATTAAGACTCGTGTTTGGACATTAAACTGAGCAGTCTCAACTTGCTTATGCTCTACTACAATATCCTCAGTAGCAAGCAACTTCGCTAGTTGTGATTTGACTTCTTGCTGTACTGCCATGTGTGTTTTCTTTTTGTATGTACCCATAATACGACGAAACCCGCCTCTTGGACGGGTTCAGTAGACACTTTATCAGGTGTCTACGTCTTTCTCTGGCACTTCGGAGTGCCTGTGGTTTCAGCTTTCTCTTCGGTGGTTTACCCGAATTATGCTGCCAGTTCGGGATAGAATTGCTCAATGTCCTGTTTATAGAAGTGTGTAAGAGTATCTATAAGTTGAGGAGTTTTCTCCAACTTATTCCCCTCATCAGAGGCTACTGCATACTCTACATCATCCGTAAACTCCAAGTCAATTCCTACTATGCCACTTAACCAACTGACAAAATGTTCTCTAAATCCATCCTCAAATTTCCATATATGAGTATCCCATCGAAGAAAATCTATTTGAGGTCTGTACCAATTAATAGAATGTCTATAAGGTATAGTTTTAAGAGTATGTAAGAATGCTCTTCTATCTTCTACTCTTTTCTGTATATCTGATCCACAAAATCTTTTAAGATAAATGGAAGCGGAAATAAATCTGTCAATGGGATTTCTAACAACTGAAAAATGAGGAATATCTTTTACATCCAAATATTTCATATAATGATCTCGATGATAATGAGCAATTTCATACCCATTAACAATAGACATTATACCTTTACCATTATCCAAATAGGCATCATCCCATTTAAAGTTATTCTGAGAAAGATTTGCTTCTATAAACCTACCAGCAGTTCTTGGAATATGTGCAAAGAAAACTCTTTTACCTGATGAATGTTTAAAGGTAGGCATTAACCGTAAGCAAATAAGAAATCATTCACAAGACTATGTGCCTTTTCCTTCCCAAATTTACCAGCAAGGAACCCACCAACAGGATCAAGTTTAGTCATGTAAGCATCAAAGTCTTTATAAGCACTTGTATCAGTTCCAGTTGGTTTTGCTACTTCTAACATATCAATATAACATTGTAAATACTTCTCAAACATAGGAAGGTGAGAATCAACCTCATATTCATTAACATACTGTATATAAATGTTCTTTGAGAAATGATTACCTGGTTCAAAGAATCTATAATCACCTCTTCCTATCGGTAATCCTTCAACCTCAAAAAGAAAATCTTCAGTGGGATGTTGAAAATCAAAAACTATTATAATTTTCTTGGGAGAAAACTTCATCAAGTCCATACCAAAACAGGGAAGATTACTCCCTGTCTTTGGATATGCTATACAATTAAATATATCAACATTCTTACCATCAGATATATCTACCTGCCTTGACTTAAGTAAGTATGGGTGAGAATGATCTATCGCATTCAAAGATGTTCCCTTTGATTGCCATGATGCCCATAAGTTCTCAATCTTACAAGGCAACATTGACCGATAGGTACTAATATAGTTTTGCCAAATTGTCATAAATTAAATATCAGGATAAAATTTCTCAATCTCTTCTCTATAAAGTTTTCTCACATTCTCTAAGAGTTTAGGAGTTGGTTTTAATTTACGACCTTCATCAGGTTGACCCCAATAAGTTGTCTCTTTTTTCATTTTAACTTCCACTCCGATTATATCACTTAACCAACTAGAAAATTCATCTTTAAATCCATCCTCAAATCTCCATATATGAGTCTTATCGGAAAGATAATCTAATTGAGATCTATACCAATTCTTAGATTCTTCAAAAGGAAAATTCCTCAACATAGGATAAAAATAATTCTCATCCTCCATTAACTCCTGACATTCTCTAAGACTTTCTTCAGTATATTCTCCTGTATCATTTGCCATTCCATATATTCTATTAATATAAATGGATGCCGAAATAAACCTTTTAAGAGGATTTCTTATAATAGATACATGAGGTATACCTTCACAATCCAAATATTTCTCATAATATTCTCTATGGAAATGTCCTAATTCTATTTCACCTTCTGGTCCATCAACAGACTCAAACATCCTTTCTATTCCAAACTTCTCCCAATCATCACACCATTCAAATTCATTATTAACCAACAAGTTAGTTTCTACAAATCTTCCTGCGGTTCGAGGAATATGAATAAAAAGAAATTTTTTACCTGTAGGTATATGTCTAAATGTAGCCATTTATTTTAATTCCGGATAGAGTTGCTCAATATCTTGCGAGCAAAACTTTCTAATATTCTGAATCAGTTTATCACTTTTGTCAAGTTTAAATCCTTCATAATCATTAGTAGCATAATTCATATAAGGATCTATCTCAAAAGGAACTCCCAGTTTCTCACTTACCCAATCACCAAAATCTGTACCCAATCCTTTTTCAAATTTCCATAGATGAGTCTTCTCAGTTAAAAACTCTACCTGAGGTTTCCACCAACTCAGAGTTTCTGCCATAGGAAAATTCTTTATGATAGATACCATCTCATCATAATCTTCTAACCTCTCTTTGACTTCCTGACCATAAACAGTAACCAAATATGTAGATGCAGAAAAGAATTTATCAATCGGATTTCTAATAACGGCAATCTGTTCCAGACCTTCTATCTCACAATGCTTCTCATATAACTCTCTATGGAAATGAGCAATTTCACAATCATCTATAAATGAATGTTGGTAATGAGGTATCCCATAATAATCTATTGGTTCTACTTCCCATCCATTCTTCTCTAAATTTACTTCTATAAATCTTCCACCAGTTCTAGGTATATGAACAAAAAGAAATCTTTTACCTGACTTATGTTTATAGGTTGCCATTATTCAACCATCATACTAAATCCTTTCACCTTCTCAAACTTCATCATGCTTTCAAATTTATCTTCCATTCCTGTCTTATGAGAGATGACAAAAATATTTGCATCCTTAATAACATACCTAATAATTTTAAGGAACTCTTCTGTTCCCATACCATCCAATGAACTATCAAATACCTCATCCATTATCAAAAGATTAGTATTGACAGAGTTCTTCATTCTAGCAACTTCTCTCCATGTAAACAAGAGTGCTAGATCTATTCGCATTTTCTCACCTTCCGAAAAAGAAGCATAAGAAAAATCCTCATGAATAGGGGACTGTACGGTTTCGTTAAATTCCTCATCAAGAGTAAAGTTAATGTAAAAATCCATCATCTGTAGATAACGGTTTACTTGCTGATTTATCAGCGGTAGATACTTCTTGATGATTTTAGATTTAACTCCACCGTCTTTAAGTAAACTATACGAGAAATCGTAATAGTTTATGGTGTCCTTCCGTGAAGATAATTCGTCGTATGTAGTTGTTAAATTGTCCTTAAAAGATGCTAATTTGTCATGCTCAGTATTTCTGTTTGCAAGTTGTTCGGTAATTCTCTGAACTTCCGATTCCAGATCTCTGATTTGTCGTTGACACCCAGATATCCGAGTATTGTTTTTAGAAATGCCATGCGTTAATGTCGTGATCTCCTTTGATAGGGCAGTGAATTGATGCTCTCTCTCTTCTTCGTTTTTAATTGCCTCCTCTAGTTCTTTATAACCAGATTGCAACTCTTTTGCTTTATTTTGAGCATCGGTAATTTTATTTATTCTAAACTCCTCAGCAATATCTTGTTCACATGTAGGGCAAACAGTATGTTCTGTAAAAAACTTATGCTCTTTGGTAATGGTGGATACCTTATTGGAAATTTTACCTTTTAATCCTCCTAAGGTACGTAGTTTTTCAGTAGCACCTGTTACAGATTCTTGCTCTTTTGTTAAATCAAATACATCATTTTCTAACTGTTGGTTTTCCCTAACATGATCTTCTGCCTCACACATAAGAATATCAATCTTTTCTTTCTTTTCTTCAATATCTTCCTTTCCACGAGATTCTATTTCATTAATAAAGTCCTCTTGCATTCGTACCTTGTCAGTCAAAGACTCTTTCTTCAAAGATAGTGTTTTAATTTCTTCCCTCAACAAACGAATCTTATCTTTAATTAAATTATTCATAGAAGAAAAAATCTTAATGTCTAATAAATCTTCAATAACTTCTCTCCGATTAGAAGCAGATAATTGCATGAAAGGAACAAATGTACTCGACCCCAAAATAACAATCTGAGTAAAAGATTTATAGTTCATCTTTAATACATTTTGTTCTAACCATTTCTGTTGATCATTAGCAGATGAAAATTGATCTAATACTGTACCGTTACGATGAATTTCAAATACATTGGGTTTTATTCCTCTTAGCTAGTGAGCATA